TCACTGAGCGATCACCTCCGTCGAAGCGATCACAGCAACGCCAGGTGCCACCGCGTCGGCCGTCGCAGAGATGATGTTGGTATTGGCCTCTTCGTCGCCAGCGGCCGACTGTGCCCGCACAACCACGCGTACAAGCAAAGCGTCAGCAAAGGTGCCAAGATCGAGCTCAAAGCGACGACGTCTCGAATAAGCGACGACGTGATCAGGTGTGGTGTAGGCAAAAGCGGGGCTGGCTCCACCTGCAGAATCGATGTAGATGTTGAACTGGTCAGGAAGGACGGGACTCGACGTCGAGGTCCAGGACCAATACAGAATCAAACGACCAGCTGCTTCGGCCGCAAGGGTCAACTCGATCGGAGCTGAGGGAACAGGCAGGATGAGATCGCCCGAACTATCAAAGGCCACGCGAACCTGCTTGTTCGATGCGGGATCCACATCTTCAACGCCACAAGACGAAACTGCTCGAACGTTGTACCAGGCTTCGCTGGGTGAAGCGCCTGACACATCAAGCTCAAGCGTTGCCGAAGAGACCTCAGCCACCATCTGAGCCGTGCCGTCGACCGTGTCGCGGCGATAAATGCGATACGCGTTCCCCATCTGCCCGAAGGCGCCAAAGGGAGGTGAGACCGCGAGGATTTTGAGAAGTGAAGGCATGTTTAGGCCGGAGTGCTGATGTCTTGGGTTTCAGTGGTGCCGTCGTCAGTGGCGGTTTGCTCAGAGATTTTGGTAACACCGTCGTTGTTGAAAACGGTGATCTTGTTTGCAGTTCGGTCGTGGGTCGTCTTGCCAAGGAAGCGACGGCCGAGCATGACGAGCAGCTCGCGGAACGTCCATGTCGAGAAGGCCCCGGAAGCTGGCGGTGTCACTGCGAGATTGTCCAGGCCATCACTCGTCAGCTGAGCTTGCACCTGGCCTGTTACTGTGGCATTGACATCGAGCAGACCCACTCCTGAAACCATCGCGTCATAGATCGCAGCAGGCAGGACCGTGAACTCGCGGAACACAGGAAGCGCTCCAGCCTTGGAGATCGTCAATGTGAGACTGCCAAGGGTGCCTGTATCCGTGGTCGCCAGAGGCACCGAGTAGTAGCCGTTTTCCATGTGGGTCGCGCCGCTGACATCATCGGACTGAGCAAACGCAGCTCCGTCTTTACTCAGGCGGATGTCAGCTTGGGCAATGGCCAAGGCGGTCTCGGCCGTCACGCCATCCGTGTCATCAACGAACGGCCCAACGACCACGGTGGTTGCGATGGATTCTTTAAGGAATTGCATCAGATGTTCCTCATCTGTTGGAAGTGGTGATAAGCCTGAGGAGCCAAGCTGCTCGATGGCGTGATGATCGGGGCCGAAGCCGATCCCCAAAAGGTGGCATTGTTCAGAAGCATGTTGGCTTCGAGCTCAACCTCGGCATCGGACCAGGCACGCGACAAGACTCGGCACTCCGCGAGCGTCAGAGGGTTATCACCGCCTGGCGTCGAGTCGGCTGTGATGCCATAAGAAATTCGATCAATGCCTGACGGTGAATTGGCTGCTGTGTTGGTGGCCTTGTTGCCACCGTTGATATAAGCAGAGCGAAGCGTCGAAGACCCAAACACCGCCGTGATGTGATACCAGGTGTTGGTGGTATTGAAGACGCCTGTCGTCGTGGCGATGTCTCCCGAACCATCAATGGAAATGGCTCGAAGATTGTTCGACAGCCGCTGCATTTGGAATTGCTGATCGGCAACATTTTGATCCGCGACGCCCATAAACACCTGGTTACCACCACTATTGGCAAAGCTCGCCAGGCAAGACACCGTGATCGGGGTGCCCGTGCCGATTGTCGATGCGACCAGAGGATCAGTGATGTCGGCACGATCCCCAGCACCGCTGTACTCAGTCGCAGCACCAATCGGTGATGAGTCCGAACCCACGCTGATCCCGGTGTTGGAAGTCGCCAAACCGTTGACCGTCAGGTCGTCGCCTGCACCACGCGAGTGATAGCAAAGATCATCCACACCAAAGACGTTGTCTGATCCATAGGGATCAGATGCGGCGTAGGCGAGATTGACACTGCGTGGCGGCAATATACGAACTCTTTGAAGGCCCATTGAAGCCAGCGTGCCTGGCCATCGAAAGCGGACAACCCAATGCTGGATCAACGGATTGATTGCGATACCAACTGATGGAATCTCAGTGCCGTCTTCCATCGCCACGCGAGCACGCGACCAATCGAACGACGTACACGCAGCCTTCCATGCGGCAGGAAGCTGAGACGTATCGATCACACCGATCGCATCAGCAATCGCAAATGATGGATTGGTCCACGCGACCAAGGCATAAAGGCTGTCAGCTGGCAAGCTCATGCTTAGCCTCCAATGAGCGGAGCAATTTGATTTCGCAGGGCCGTCGCGTTGGCTAGCGTCAGATCATGCTGATTCGTAATGACGATCGCCCTAACGCGCATCTCTTGAAGAATTTGATGTTCATCAGAACCATCAACCGCCTCAGAGATCGCTGCATCGATGCTGGCGATTAGCGCGGACTTTCCTTTGTCTGAAGCCTTCGTGAGAGTATCGACCTGACCGTCCATATTGACGAGCTGGTTTTGAACGTATTGACCAAAATTCTGCTGATGAGCAGAGAAGCTGGCTATGTCTTTATCTAATTGAGCGATGGTTTTTGCCATGTTTTTATTGCTCCAGTTCAAGGGTGCGTTAGTTAGAACAACAAGCACTGATTCAATCAGTAACGGCTTGCCACTTGGGATTGCCTTCGCGGTCGCCAAGGTGATCGATGGTTCCGAATGGCCATGCGATGTCTTGCGGGCTTGCCATGTTGAAATAGATGATGCCGTCGCCGCCTGATGCTTTGAACAACTCACGGTCGGCAATCAGCAGGTCATACATCAACGGGTGGTCTTGCATCTCGGTGAACACGCCACGGAAGGCTTTCCATTTGTCAGAGGCAGACGCGAAATGCTGACCACCCTCATAAGCGATCATGGGGACGCCGTATTTTTCGGCTAACGCTCCGTGCTGGCCGTACCAGTTTGCCTGGTGGTCTTGCAGTGATGCGATCGCATGATTGAGCCAATCCCCAGCAGACCATTCCAAGCGATCCTCAGCAATGATCGACTTGGAGCCAAGTGGCTCGGTTGCATAGGCTGCCAGGGAGATCACCTCGAACGGTCCTACGTTGGCAGCTTCCCATCCAATGACGGCCTGCTCGGCTCGCCAAGGAACTGCGGCCATGCCTGCTAAGACACGGTCGACACGATCAGGATCACGGAAAGCATCCTCAAAAATCTTGGTCGCGATGGCGGCTTGATAGCCATACTCTTGAGACAGGTTGCGACCATTGACTTCAGCCATTTTGTTGACATGGCCCGTCTGCTTGAAGTTGAAATTCCAAACCTCGTTAGAGAACTCAACATAGACCGAGAGGCCGGAGTCAAGCTGCTCATCAATCAGACGGGCAAGCTGTTCGATGTAGTTGCGATCTGCGAGATGCGGGATTTGAGCATAGAAAGTGGTTTGGGTTTCGTTGGCGAGAGCGATCTGAGTCTCATACGGAACAGGATCGGTTGCCTCTCGAACATCACCGGGCTTGACTCGATCCTCCCATCGTACCTGTTGGCTATTATTGATCTTGCCCCAATCGAGATAGCGCGTGATATCAAAACTATCAAACAACGTCAGGTATTCATCGGTGAATAATGGCGTACCGCCTGCGGTGCCCGGTCCATAGCCCGGATGCCACACGCTGACCTGCTTAGCATCTTCGAGCGTTCCGTAAACCTTAATCCGGGTTTGACCGATGACCCATTCGCCTGTCTTCTGGCTGATCCATCCATCGACATCATCAAACACCACGTCGATACCTTCCGGAGCTTCGATGGTGTATTCGCCCTGTGGGCGAAATTCAGCCGCTAAGCCGTTGTAAGCCGTGAAGTATTGGTAGGTGCCTTTGCGATCTTCGCCGGTTCGTCGGTAGCTGGCTTGCAACATCAGGTCAGCCATGACAGGCAAGCGTGTGTTGTAGTTGAGCTCGCTGACATTCATCCCCGTCAAAAAACCAGAAGGCTCAGGCGTGACCACCGGATCCGGGTCGACCAGGTCAGCCGTTTGATCAGCTGCCGAATCATCGGCAGGCGTTCGCGCGGCAATCTCATCCAGCCGACTGGTCAGCTCTTCGATCGCTGCCTCGTTCTCGTCGACGCGATCCTCAAGCTGCTCGTGAGTTTCACGGGTGGGGGTTTGGCTGTAGCCATCCCGTGCTTGAAGCGTTACAGCAGACGGCAACAGCAGAGCCACCAAGGCCACTGCCATCAACGCTAAACGAAATCGAAATCTTGTACCCATGAGAATCCTTTCTAAAAGAGGGTTAGTTGAGATCAGGTGATGCATCCCAGGCGAGCTGGGCGATGCCGCTGCCTGGTGTGTCTTGTGACACGCGAAGATTGCTTGGGCCTTCAGGAACGTCCTGAAGTTGAACGATGGTTTCAGCCACGGCCGAGACGTTCCCCGCTGCATCGCGGACCTTCACACCGACCGGAAGCAAGGCACACTTGTCGGTCGGCTGATAGGTCGCGGAGATCGTCAGGCCGTCAATGACTTTCTGGCGATTGAACTCGCGGCCGCCTGCAGGGGTTGAGCTTGCGAGATCCGCAGCACCTTCGCTGCCAATACATAAGAGCAGCTCATCGCCAGGCGACCACTGAGGATCAGGACTCACGGTGATGTTGATGATGGCCATCAGTTAGCCCCCTCTGTGATGTAGCGATCGGAAAGCTGCAAGGTGAGGCCTTGGTTGACGCTGCCGTTTTCACCCTTGCCGCTGAGATCAAATGTCATGGCCACAATCATCGGAGCACGATCACCCGTCGTGTCGCTGCTAAACGCAAGATCACGGCCGCGAATGCCCCACACGCGATCGCCCAATTGCCAACGAGCAAACCGCATCGCCCACGTGTAGATCGAAACACTGAACCGCACACGGTCGTGACGATCGATCATCTGATCGCCGATGTCTTTGATGGTGGCTACGTAGTCGCCATCAGCTGACGCAACGCCCCAGCCGACCACACGCTGCCAATTGCCCGAATCATTGAGCACGCAGTCTGGCGCTTGCCAAACCTCTTCAATGTCTACGGCTTGATACTTCGCACGCGTGTAAAGAGAACCGCTGGTCGCGCGTTGCATGACGTCGTAACGCGTCGCATGGTCTGCCTCGATCGAACAGGTCAGACGGAACCGAAGCTGCGGGTTGATCGGATTCATCAAAGCCCACCACGATGATGCGACCGGAATGGAACCTCCGCTATTAAGTGCATCGAGATTGACGTTCGCCAGGTTGCCGCATCGAGCATCGGTGATGAGAATGCCGAACCATTCACGCAGCGGTCGAAATTCAATGTCCGTTGTTGACCAATCCCCGCCAGAATTTTCACTGACCTCAAGCACGTAATTGATGCCGATACGCTGAGCATCGGGAGATCGAAGAGGCAGGGCATGGCGTAGACGCTTCGACCAAACAATCGGGTCTGTGATACCTAGATCGGTGCGAGCATCGATAAGATCGGAAGGGGTTGCCAACAAGTTCAGCAGGTCGACCCAGTCCGTGCCTTCTGGGGGTTGGTGGTAAGACGATTCTGGGCCGGTTGCGCTGTAGGCTTCGGCTTGGAGGACTCCTGCACAATCGAGCCCCCACATCCGGCCGATGTGGTGATAGTCCTCGTAGTTGGGACCGCCCGCAACGTGGCGTGTGTGGTAATGGTTTGATCCGCCGCCCGCGTCGTGGGGGAACTGCCACCATGTTTCGATCACATCGTTGAGCCATTCCGATCGCTTCCAAAGTGGCTTGAGCTCAACGCTCGCCTCGATGTAGGTGCGGCCACGCAAATGCACCTGGTTGGACATCGAGTGAGCATCACGAAGGCCGGTGATACGCGAGACATCATTATTAGCCAGGTCAGTCGCAGCTTGCCCGGTGAAGTCCGCTTCGCGTTGCAGTTTCACATCATTGATCGGACCCGTGCCACGCTGCCAAATGCGAAGCACATACGTGCGATCAGCAATCGTTGAAGCTGATGGGAACGCAGGCTCGATCGCCATCTGGAAACCCGTCGCCTCGCAGATCGCATGCACCGCATCCAACACACCCATGCCCGTGACATCGAGCTCGGGCATCCGCTTGTAGAAGTTCGCAAACTTTGGATCGATGAAATCGTCATCACCCGGATCGGTCAGGCTGTAAAGATTCAGGGCATCAATAAGGTCGGGATCTAACGTCACCCACCGATCAAGAGGATCGGTCAGGTCGCCGATCAGCCACTGACCGAGCACCGCTGAGATCGCACGGCTCACTGTCCACCAACCTGCCGTCGGATCATCATCGTGCGTGAAATACCGCGACAGAAAACGCTGCGGTGAGCTGGCATCCGCTCCGCCAACTTCGTGAGTCCTGGTCCCAGGCACAGCCATGTTCGGCCGACCCGGATTGAACACCGCAGGCATCGAAGGCGATTCAATCACTGCGTATTCGCGTGCCGAACCGGGTTGACCTTGAGGTAGCGGCAAGCCGACCCACCGCCCCGTGATGACGTTCCTCTGGTTGTCGATCGACGGCGACGCAACAGCCGCGAAATCAACCCCTTCATCCGTCACATCATCTTGGGAGACAATTCGAAATGGCGCTCGTGACATCACGCCTTCAAACAAAACGTAAGGCGTGCCTTCCGTGCCACCATCACCAAGCTCTCCCACGAGCGGATCGACAATCACGCGCACCTGGTCATCGGGATGCCAGTTACCAAAGATCGATTCCACCCGATGACGCTCAGCTTCGCCTGTGACGCCACCAAGGCCGAGGTACGTGAATTCTGCATGACCTGCTTTGGATCCCATTTGGTGATGCACTTTGTTGCATCGCAAATCAAAGGCAGGCACCCACTCGGCAGATTGAGAGGCTGAGCCATCGACAGGCAACGCACCGCCATGGACCTGACGCTGCCGGACCTCGATCCGATGTTGGATCACCGAAGTGATGCGGCCAGATTGTGCTGGATTGCTAGCCAACAAGCTGCTCCCATGTCCAGCGGCAACGTTGGGCAAGCACATCGCCCAGAGCGTCCGGATGATCGACGCTTTCAAAAAGCTTGAGGTCACAGTTTTCGTAAACCTCGTCGTGGATCGTGACCTGGTGCAAATTCAGATCATTCATCTGATCGGCGGCGCTGCGAACCTGTGATGCCAAGGCTGAAAAACTCACATCCGTCAAATAGCCTTCAACGATGAATTGAGGGGGCTTTGTGACGTCTTTGACGACGTAGCGAGTGTTGTCACCAGGCAAGCTTTCCACCCGCCGAGGAACCGGTGACATGACACGATGCGTCCGCCAGTCGGTTCGACTGTTGACGAATGAGCCATCGATTTTGTAATCACCATTAGGCATAAATCAAGCTTCGATCTTGTCGGGGTAAAGGTCGTCGATGAAGGGGTTGCGATGGCTGTTGATCTGCAGGCCGTAGTTGTCCTTGTGATGGTGGTGGTGGGTTTCATGGATGACCGTGACCTGCTGAGGCTCTTGCTCGAAAGCCGGGGCTGGAGCCGAGGGAGGGGCTACAGGCTCTGGGCTTGGAGCAGGTTTACGCTCAGGCGATTCCAACAGCGGCACCACAAGGGGCGTCGCTTCGTTCGTAGTAGATGGCTGTTTGGATGGCGTCTGATCAGGAAGAGCATTGGCAGGCACAAACGGCTGCACGGGTTCATCGTTGTCAATGCGCCTCTTGAGTTCTTCGATCGCAGCTTTTGTGCGATCATTCAGGTAGTGCAAACGACCACCATTCCGAACCTTAAGAAGACTAATCAGCTTGCCAAAATCTTTTCGCACATAATCTTCAGCACCGACCGTGACTCTACGACCATCAATAGGACGATCAAAACTCACCTCGCCTTTTTCACGATTGAAACTGCCATCCATACGATTCATCATCATGAAGTAGGCAAGCTCCTCGATGTCGCGTTGAACGTTGGTTTCATATGACTGCTCTTGAGCAGCGATCAAATCTTCATTGGCTTGACGCAAGGAAGCGGCCAGGTCCCTCAGCTGATCCGCCCTTTGCAGATCGATACGAGGAACCTCGGTAGCGGGAGCAATCCTGCCAAGTGAATGCTTGCCGCTGTGAAGGTCCTCGGCCCTTTTCTCAATCTTGTCGATGAAGTGCGACAGAGGATCGTCGCGGCCAAAGTTGGTCAGTATTTCGCTCTCAAGAGCGAGAAATTTGGTTTCAAGATCGCTCTGCCCCGTTGCCTTGAGTACGCCGCTGCCTTCCCTGACGACGCTGGCAATGCCGGATTGAATATCACCTGCCTGGATGAGCTTGCGCGTGGCCTCCATCTTGCGTCCGATCTCAGCGACCAACTCAACCTGCTCGGCTCTGACACGAGCCATGTGCTGCTCGATCGATCCGCCCAAGTTGTCAACCGATGGGAATTCATTGGTGGACTGTCGCAAGCGCGTTGCCGCGTCACCGTCGGGCATGGTCATGATCGATTCAAAGTACGGCTTCATCGCCGCCTCGACACTCATCGATTCAACGAATTGCTCTGATAATCCAGCGTCCGATTGAACACGCTGAAAGAGCGCACGCCCACGTTCTTCAAGGCCCTGCTCTTTGCCAAACTCAGAAAGCTGGTCAATGAATTGAATCGAAGCCGTCAATGACTGATTAGCATCCTTGTCGACCGTGAGATTGGTCGCCGTACCGAAGAACGCTGAGGATTCCTCGAGCGTGTAGCCACGCTGCATCATCGCGTTGATCACCTTGGGCAGTGCATCTGACAGGGCATCGACATCAGGGGTTCTTGCGATCGATTGCGTTTGAAGTAGCAAGCCCGCTGCAAGCTCATCCTCTAGGCCTGTGACGGCGGCAAGGTCACCGATACTGCCTGCGATGGGTGCAATGTCTGAAGGGCTATGAGCCATTAGCTTAGCGGCAATGCCAGTCCGACTTATCGCTCGATCAAGATCACCGCCAGAGGCAGAATACGCCGAACCGATCGCAAGCGTGGCTTGGGCCTCATCAACCCCCGTCTGCGACGAGATGTCTTGGGCGGCTTGGATTGCACTTTGATAGTCATCTTCACTTGAGCCAAACATGTTCAATGCCAAATCACGTCTGGCACCAGAGACATCAACAATCACATCGGCTGCAGCTTTTTGGGTTTCGTGGAGATGCTGGATTTCTCGCCGCAGCTGAGATACAAGGGCAATCGCTCCAGCCGTGCCTGCCAAACCCTTAACGAATGAGCTAACGTTGCTTGACAGGCCAAGAATTGATCGACCAGAAGTATCCGATGAATCAGCAAGATCATCATTAGCGCGACTAAGTTGGCGATGAGCATCAACACCCTCACGCATGCGACGATTGATTGCCTGCTGATGATCTTCTTGCTCAGCCAGTTCTCGACTCAATTGGTCGATCGACTGTTTTCGTCGTTCTTCCTGCTGCTGGCTCTCGCGTGTAGCAGATTGTCCTTGATCAAGAGCCTCTTCATATCGAACCTGCACTGCATGCAACTCACGCAACTTGTTTCGCTGATCTTCAACACTCTGCGTCTGCTGCTCTTGAGCAGCGACTGAATCCCGCACGCGACGTGCGACTTCTTCTTCAGCTTGATTGTGACGACGTATCTCTGAAGACAGATCAGCGATTCGCTGACGTCTGACCTCAGCAACCTGAGCAGACTCATTGGATTGATCGGCACCTTCGGCCTGAGCCTGCTCAACCTGCATCTCAACGCGATGCAGGTTGGCAAGCTCTTGTTCCAATGCGGCGACCTCGTTGCGCTTTCGGGAAGCAGCTCCAGCGGCCTCAATCACAGATTGCTCGACTTGGGCATTCGCCTCAGCTACTTGTCGAAGCTTTGGCGATGCCTCATCGTCGGCGGTTATCCTTTGTCTCAATTCGTCAGTCATGATCGTCCTTGATCAGTTGCGTCAGTTAGAACTGAAATCTCAATTAGGGATTTTCTGCAAAGCCTTCGGCGTAGCCACGAATCGAGAACTCACCACGTTCAAGATTGATGTCTCCATCAGACGACTGATAAACGGCGTTGGTCAAAGTAAAGGTCTTAGGCGTTGCAACACCTGGCTCACGCGCATCAAAAGTTGCATTGGCTTTGGCTTGGGTCAGAAGCGACAAGAGCACGGTCTTTGATTTCGATCGAACTCGGAATTCAACGGGGAACATGCTGTCATCAGCCACCGTGTCAATGGTGGAAGCAATTCGCTCGCCTTCTTTGCGAAACGGGCGGATCTTGGCGTTGTTGACACTGACATTGATTGCCGTAATGCCAGTGAACTTATCCAGGCCGTGGTTGTAATTCTGAATGTCATAAAGCTGGGCTTCGAGTTGTTCGGCCATGATGGCCTCCTTTTCGTTGGGCGGCTGTGCCGCGATGTTTAGGTAGTGCGGCGATTCCGCTGATATTCGATATCCCAAGACGAGCCGATAAACGTGACTTCGTCTTTCATGCCAAAGTTCCGGGGTTCGATGCCTTCGGGCATTTCTGTCATCTTCATCACCAAACCTCCAATCGAATCCTGCTCCATGGCTTCGATCGCTGCATGGACTTCGTCGTAGACGGCCGAGGCTTCGAGCAGAGTGGTTCGCTGCTTTTGGGGGTCGGTTGGATCGATCTTGAAAAGCACGCCGACGATGACATGTAGGTGGCGTTTCATCTTGTCGCCATCTTTACGTTCACCAACGTCACGCTCCCACCAAATCATGACCTTGGGCTTAGTCGTCGCTTGATCGGGACTGATGACGCCGATAACGACCTCACCAACACGATCAGTATTATTCACGCCCTCTTCCATGGCTTCGAGGATTTGATTGCGCGTTGTAGGTTTCAAAGGGCACCTCCTGGCAAAGCTGATTCGATCGCTTGATTGAAAATGGATTGAGCCTCACCCGCTACGGCCGCGACGCCCTTGGCAAGACCATCTGTCCCTTTGACTTCGACCTGGTCTTTGAGTACGAACAGCAGCTTGCCGCGTTGCATACCCTTTCGAGCTCCACGCTTGAACTTGCCTGGCTCACGCAGGAACGCCACGAGGTTGCCCGCTTTGGATTCGAAGATCTGCAGACGTGTCTTGCCTGATTCGGTTTGCTTCTCAAACGCAGCTGAAGGGCTTAGTCGCATGTTGCCCGCATTGGTGAGATTGTCTTTGAGAGGCACCCACAAATGATTGGCGTTTTTAGGCTTGATCGTCGTAGTTTTATCGCCGAGCACAGTTCGGGCATAAGTCGATGCTGGTCCCTCGGCCACGCCGACGTAACCAGATAGTGGCTCATCTTTCTGGTGGGTGATAGAAGCACGCAGCGCACCAGAACGAATGGCCAGGGGACCTTGACCGTTGCGACGTTCGCCAGCTTGGTAGGTGTTACTCAGCTCATCGCGCATCACATTGTTTTCAGCCAAGACGAGAACACGCTCGACGGCTTCTTCCAACGCGCGAGCCAACCGGGCCGGTGATTGCTTCCACTGCTGGATCACCTGCTGGGACTGCTGACTGAGGCTGAGTTTGATCGCGATCAAATCACGTACCTCCGAAGCATGTGGGCAGCGGACTTGAGCGATGGATGTGTTTTGGACTCATGGAGCACCACACCGCCGCCACGATCTCCGAGATCCAATTCTCGAATACCCGCTTTGTCGCGCGTATTCCACCACCAGATCGCTTGATTCAAAACAGCTTGCTGGAGATGCGGATCCGGCTGAATCGCGTTTTGTGGGTACAACGCCACCTCAGTGCCGTTGTCATGATCCGAAATCATGTCCTGATCAATGTCGTAGGTATTGAGCGGATTGACGCCTGTGACCAGAACCGATTGCGGCGAACCGTCAGGATCAATAATCAAGGTGTCACCTACGACAGGCACAGGATCGATCTGAAGGTCGATCGAGTTTTCGCCCGACACATGTCCCCCCACCAGTGAACCTCGAATGCCTCGCGCATCCAAGATGCCAGCGGTGTACGTCACGCGAATGCTGCGTGGCCAGAAGGGCCAGCAGAATCCACCAAGACGCTCGATGCGAGCCATGACTGGATCTGCAAGAAAATAATCCTCGTCTTTAGCCAATGGCGTTAGTTCATCAAACTCTTGGTCGCTAGATGTATCGGTGGCTTCAATGACCTGATCGATCGACTCAATGGGGAAGCGGTCGAGTCGAAGAATTAGAGACTCTTCATCGGCAGGTCTTGGATACTCAACACGACCGACCACCCGCTGAACCGGGCGACCTGCGATTTCAGAAACCAAGCTCGATGCAGCGGCGAGTAATCGCTCGGCCTCTGCATCAAGGCTGGAACCTTCCCATCCCATGATGGTTTTGAAATCCGTCGGCTTGGCTAGCATCCAATGGCTCATCGTCACTCACTCACTTGCTGGCAGACTTGGTCGTGGACTTGGGTTTAGGGCCACTTCCTTCGAGCACGCGATAAAACTCAGGCGTGACCTCTCGATTTCCGAGTTCCTCGATCGAGGTCATCAACACGCAAGCTTTGCGCCATCCAGTTGGATGATCCTTGAGCATTTGAATTTTGAGATCATTACTCATCGTGCTTTTCTTTCCTTGGGAGGTTGAATGTCCCGACGATTCGGGGGGTTTGGAATAGCTCGCGGATTGACTCTGCCAGGTTTGCCTGGCCGCGATGAACGTTTAGCGGGGAGAGTTGTTGGGGGCTTTTGAATTGCCATCAATGAACTTTCAAAGGGTGTTCAATGGCGAGGGCAGGACTCGAACCTGCGACCTCCGGGTTATGAACCCGGTGAGCTGCCAGCTGCTCTACCTCGCGCTATACGGTTAGACCTCCACGAGGCTGTCGAGGCCAAAGTTTTCAGCCGGATTGGCGGGGTTGTAGAAGAAGGCCAAGGCAGATGCGTAGGTGCCCGCAGCACCATCCCCTGCCACAGCGTGTAATTGCACGTAACGCTTAAGATCACCACGACGAAGGTCGATCAGGAATCCGAACATCTTTCCGTCGTCGGTCGCAGAGGGGAGCGTGGCCGAGTCGGCAAAGTCAGCAAGCTCAACAGCAGAGTCCAAAGTTGTTTCGTCGGTCTTGGTATCGCTCTGGTTGATCTTTAGCTCAGCCATTGCAACATCCGACGCACCGAGAACGATCACAATTGCCAGGCACTTCGCGTTACGAGCGGAAACGTCAATGACCTGTGATGTAAAAGCGGTGTTGTCAACGATCGCACCGGGCAGAATCGCTGGCGTCATTTCGAGGATTTCACTGGGTCCCATGGGGTTCTCCAAAATGAGTGGTGTGGTTGGTTGGTTCGCTAATGAAAGTCGGCCGGGAACGCCCCGGCCAACTCTCGGGCTAGGGATTCAACAGTTGGTAAGCAGCTTCAATCACTGAGTGACGAAGCCGATGACAGGGCCTGCCGTGTCAGCGTCACCAAGATCATGAATATTCAAGGCGTATCGCTCGGTCGCCATCACGGCGATTTCTTCGCTTGTGAAATAAACTTCTGGCGAACGACGCACTGTCATGCTGCGTCGACTACCAAGCGTGGCAGCTTGGTAAATATCGCCATAGAGACAAGCCACCTGGCCAGCTGCGCCGACACGCGGCATGGCGTTGACCACTTCGTAAGGCGTTCCGAAGAAGTTGAGCGTGATACCGTTTTGAGATTCCATCACCGTGCGACCACCAGCATCGGTGATGATGGGTGCCATCACACTCCAAAAGAATTCGGATGATCCGTAGTACCGACCCTGACCTGGACGCACAAAACGAGCCTGACCAGTACCCTTGAGGAAGTTGTTCTTAGTAAACTTCTCCCAGTGACCGGACTTGGTGCCCGTTGCACGGACCAAACCGCCGCCGTCGTCAATGCCATTGATGTCTGTAAGCTTCTGGACCAACCCGATTTCATTGTCGTAATCAGAAGTGCCATCACCGACGTAGGCATCTTCGTCAAGGGCGATCGCAAAGCCCAGACCCATTTCCTGAATGATCATTTCGGCCACAGCAATTAAGGAATCCTCTTCGAGCTCTAAGGGGTAAGAGGTCAAGATGGCAAACTTATCTGCTGTCAGATTGACTTGATTCGCGCCCATATCCTGCTTGTTGGCGACACTTCGCACCTTGAGTTTGCGGGCACGGAACCCCTTGGTGCGACGAGTAAAGCTCAAGGTGTCGCTACTCATTGGCATGCGATAAGCAAAACGCGCGAAGACGCCGTAATCTTCGACCAAGCGGTGAACGCGATTGCTGTGCTCATGAGGGATCAGGGCATCATCACCTGTAATGTCTTTGACTCGATTATGGAAGTCTTTGTGCTCATTTTTGAGAACGTCGTTGCAACGCTGAGCCAAAGAACGATTCTTTTGAGCAGCGGTCAATCGAATGATGTTGAGAGCGAACTCACGTGCTTCAGTTTCGGAACCGAATGAGCCACGGTACTGGCCGTTCTCGGTAAAGGCCCGACGAGCAGCAGCCTGCATCCTCTGCTCAATGTCACCAAGCAGAACTTCACGCTGTTCTTCGAGTTGCTTGATTGCATCTTCAGCCTGCTTGAGTCGACCATTGTCGGCACCCCAGCCTTTGATTTCGGTCAAGGTCTGGTCGAAGGTTTTGAAGTTGCCGCCCAGAAGCGTCTCCATCGCCTTTTCAATCATGGTCTGCAGTTGGGTTTCATTCATATCATTGCATCCTTGAGCAATTGGTTGATGGGTGAGAATCAATCGACTTGAAATAAGTTTTTGTCAATGATTCGTTGAAGTGATCTCGCGATCGCGTCTGCCTCGCTTTCGGTAGGCTTTTGGACATCCAATCCCTTCAGCACGCCATGACCTCGCTCGGCTTGCATGTCCAGGATGTCCTGCATAAGGACATGCAATTCGCCGCCGGGTTCAGCGTTGAAGGTGTTCTTGATGGTTTGATTGATTTGAGGAGTCAGGTGCCTAGCAACCTCCTGAGCCAACTGAGAAACATCAATGTGGCCCTGTCCCGATGAGACGGGGTCATGGCTCTTGCCTGCTGAGGCAAGGAAGCTGGCTTGGCGAACCAACGCGTCACGGTTTGCTGGAATCGCAACGGCCGAGACCTCGATCAGCTCGACTTCGGTGAACACGCGAATCTTCTTCGAGACGCCATCACCCAGTTCGTACTCACGCCATTGCCATTCATGCGTGAGCCAGCCGACGCTGAAGGCTTTCATGTGGCCGCTTCGATACAGCTCCCAATAACGCTGAGCCAAAGGCGTGTCAGCGAATTGGCAGACACCCACAAGTGAGCCCGTCTCGTCATCGCCCACGACTTCCATGCTTTTCCAGGAACCAATCACGGTTGGCTCGCCAGCATCGATGCCCACGTACTGATGCCCCGCACAAAGAACAGGATTTTCCATGAACAGTGGAAGCCACTTTTTGAAGGCTGATGGGACAACGATTTCTTCGTAACGATCAACCGTGGGGGCAGACACCACAGCCTCCACAGTTCGGTCGCTTTCGTTGACCCCTTTGACCCGACCGATAGAACAAGCCGAATCACCTTTGGCCGGTTCAAGTTCGCGGCTACGAGGATCCAGCAGCTTGGCAGCTTGATCGAGATATTTTTGAAGCGATTCAGGCATGAGTGGGCTCCTGTGACCGGAGGCGTTTGAGTAGATGGTCGCAATCGACAAACCCACGCTGCAGATAACCTGCAACGACAGATTTGATGTCATCGTTGGGGAAACGGCTGATCGTGGTGCAGCCACAATTGATGTCGTCTTTAGGGTCGCCCGTCGCACGAGGGTGCAGGCAGCGATTACCCGTCGAGGCTACAACGAAATCTGCCTCGTTGGGAATCGGAGCAGCGAGCGTTTGCTGTTCTGTCTGGAAGTGCCAGCTACGGCCATCGGTCTTACGCGACCAGAGCCATGACTTGAGCGGTGTTCCCGCTTGGCTACGACCGTGCTGCCTGGCCTCTTCGACAGCTCGGCCGACTTCGGTTTGTGCAATGGTATTGGCTCGGTTTGTTCCCTGATTGAATTTCGTGCGAACACGCTCGGATATTTCGGCAACACTTTCTTGTTTGGCCAAACCGTCAGCAATGGCATTGGCTACCTGTTTACGCAAGGTGCGATTGACATTCGTCAACTGAATCTCGCGACGCCGAAGCGATTCAACCACCTCAGGTGATTCGATGTTGAACTCATCCGGCTCGCTTCTGCCTTGACCATCTGCATGCTCACGCATCGCCTGCTGGCCACCAAGTTCAAACGACGAGCGCAACAACGGCCGAGCCACCGCAAGCAGACGCTTGTTAGCGCTTACCAAGTCAAAGACAATTTCACCGATGACATCCTTCTGCGTCGTCTCACCTAAGGACTTCTGTCCCCCCAGCACGCTATCGAGACGTCTAAGCGTTTCACTTCGAAGCTCCAGGAACAATCGGCGAACACGGTTGCGAAGTGACTTTTCAAGTCCAGCCCAGCTCATTCGCCAGGCGTTCCATATCGCATCGAGTTGCTGCTCGGTGACATCACGAAGCTCAAACCCAGCCGATGCAATCTCTTGATCATCTTGTTCGGGATTAGGTTCGGGCTCTGCGTCTCCTGGTTCTTCGGGAGAGATGTAAGGCTCGTCATCAATGGGCAACGACTCGGCAGTGACGTCGACCAGCATGGCGGGTTTCCACCAAGTGTCACCCCAAGGCACCTCCTCATAAGGCGCGTCAGTGGCTCGCAGAATTTGATTGATGGGCACACCCATTTCAGCTAACAATTTCTGCGATTGAACTTCCTGCAACGCCGCACGCCGAAGGACCGGCTCACTAGAGGTGTCGAACCAAGCGAAGTATTGACGTCCCGTCGCCAGAGCATTGGCTCGCAGTTCACGCCGAACCGGATTGCGATGTTCGCCGATCGTCATGGATCTTCTGCGGCAATCACGCATTGACAAAGAGCGATCGTTCTTGAAGTGTGGGATGATTGCCTCAGACCATTCCTCAGCGAACCATTCAGCAAATGGCAAATGCGTATTGGTCCATTCGTGCATCTCAATGTTGTCACGATCGTCGGCCTGCCCTTGATTCGGCGGGAATCCCAGGCTGATCGAAGACAGGCCAAAACTGGCACAGATGTCATCACGACTCATTCGCTTGAGTTCCGTGAATTCCATCTCGGCAAACGATTGGAACATACGCTCGACCGATAATCCCCCCTCAAGCAAAAGCCATTGGTGTCGCTTCTTGTGGCCTGAATGCTGACGCTGCATTTGGCTCTTGAGTTCTTTGCGTTGAGGTTCAGTAAGCGTCTGGTCGGTTCGCAGACCAATGCCACCCGAAGCCCCGTTTTCAAGCGACTGGTCGTTAGCCACATCCGCTTTGTAATGCTGACGAATCGCAAGCCCAGCCGCTTGACATGGCGACAAACCATTCATGGTGTGACCGTCGCCGAAGTTCGGGTCCACAATGCGATGGACTTCTTCGGGCATGAGATAAGTGCGAGCACCCGCTGCGTTGTATGGTGTAAACCAATAACCACGCAGCTCGCCGGTGGACCAATCCCAATCCTCTTCAATTTCAATTGGGCTACGAGATGAATATCCCAAGAGCGAATTGCCCGCGATTACTTTGACGATGTAAGCCTTGCCAAACAGGCTTAGGTAAGCACGCATCTCACGCTTGAATGATCGAGCAGTCAGACCTTTGGAAGGACGTGCGGCAAGCGCCGCAAGCGGACCATCTTCGACGATCTGATCGTCGGCCGTGGAGATCCTCATCGGCAATGAAGCCATGACATCAGCCAAGCGTCGGACGCACGCATAAACAATCGAAACGGCTTGATAGGGATTGCGAACATCACCAGACCCGTAGCCATCGCTAAAGAAACGAGCTAGCTCTTTCGGCGACATCGATCCTGACGTCGAGCGTTGCACAGCACCACGGAATGTTCGTTTATCGCTCACCCTGCCTCCAAAAATGCTTGTTCAAGGGATGCCAGATCCGTGGGAGCACGATCAATGTTGGAAATCATTGGCGTGGCTTGAGGCGTGCGATGTCCCGCACGTATAGCCAGCGAACCGCTGTACGCGATATCGCAGTGTGATTCAGGCATTAGAGGATTGGACCCCTCGGTCAATTGCAGACGCCCCTTGCCCGACTCGTCGATCGAGCCATCGGCTGAAGCTTGTTTTTGAAGAGCATAAAGATCGGTTGCGACAAATTTGTACGGACCTTCAAGCGATGGCAGAGTTTGTGAAGCATCGCGAAACGCCGTGGCCAATCCAGACCCAAGATCAGACTTTGATTTGACACTAAAGGTGACGGGCTCCCAACGCTCGCCGTAACGTGACTCAAGCGTTTCGTTCGAATCGGCACCCATACCCGTGGCATCGCCGCAACCCACGCTGCTTGGGTCTGCATCCATCACCGATGTGATAATCTCTCGCTGTAGTGCAAAAGTGGTTTCATGCATCAGGATCAAAGCACGAAGTGTCCGGCCGTCTTGATGCGGACGATTGATCCATAAGCTTGAAATGTCACCATGACGGGCTACGTCCCAGCCGATTTCAAACCGACCTTTGCCCTGAAGGATTTGAGATACAAATCCAGCATCCCACCCCGCATCATTTTCAACACGGAGCATGTCAAACGGCAAGCCCTTGCCACGCTGGCCAGCGGCTTCAAGTAGTGCCCACTTGATCAGCGTCGACAGGTCGCCGGTGAACTTGCATTCATATTCACGTTCCCAACCTGCCTCATCTCCATAGAGACGCTTGAAGGTTTCAACGTCGCATGGCTTACCATCTTGATCCCGAAGAACAAAGCCATCTGCAATCGACTGATAGATGTCGCAGAAGTGAACGCTATAAAGATCACTGTTGCTAACAACTTCATAGAACTTGGTGTCTTTGGAGCGTGGCGTGGAGATAGCGATCACATGGAAGCCACGCGTCGCAAGCGGGAACACAACACGCCAGTGGTCATAGCCACCATTGGGAAACAGACCCATCTCAGTAAACACCACGTTGCCCGTCAAACCCGCAAGACGATCTGGGTCGCGACCCGGCAATGACACGACGCGACCACCACCAGGCAATCGCAACTCACGAGCCTTGAATTCAAACGTGTGATTGATCGAAGAATCGTGCTCCAGATAAGGGTCAGACTCAATCTCTTCGATACGCTGTTTGTATCGTTTGGCCCACTCAACACATTTTTCAAAGGTGGCGTCTGCTTGACGCTGAGTCAGTGAGACGATGTACCAGGCCTGCCCGGTTTCCATTGCGTGGAGAACTGATTTGGCGGCCGTGGTGAAGTCTTTACCTTTTTGACGATGCCAGCAGACCACCTGCACACGCGATCGATCAAGGAAGAACCGCTGTTGTGCTGGATCAAGTTCTATGCCGATCGCGCCTTTGGCTGGGATGGTCATGCGCCACCCCCTTCCTGGCCGGTCGATGTCACAGGCACCAAACCCGCAAGCTCATTGCGGATCGAATCGAAGATGGATGGGTCGATCGAGTCACCACGTTGAGCACGTTTTGAAAGATCATCAAACTGCTTTTGAAGGCCCTTCACGATTTCAGGGATTCGCTCAATCTGCTGACGCAAGACAGCGACCTGAGCTTCCATTCGCTCTGATTTTCGCTCGGCCAGCTGCTTGTCCATTTCGAGGCGACGTTGCTGCAGATCGTTTTGCTCAGCACTTCGTATCCCCTGCAACACAACCGAGAATCGACGCATGTCTAAATCGGCAGGATTGGCCGTAAGCAGCTCCTGCGTGAGCAACTGCATCGCTTTGTTTTTGGCGAGCTCAAGCAGCTCACCTTCGCCAAAGGCAGGATTGCTTGCCAGGTCAAGTGCGACCAACCGAGAGAGGTGCTCGCCGTATACCGTCTTGTAGCGTTCACCAAATCGCTGCACGAAGCGGTAGAACGCGTTGTCGTCGATTGGATTGGCTTTGTCGGCTGTGAGCTCGCCATTGAGCCAAACAAACGTGTGGGACCGTTTGACGCCCGGCGTGAGGATGCGACGAGCCAGCTCATTGAGCAGCGGCCGCTTGAGCTTCATGAGCTGCGAGGTGTAGCCATCAGCTGCCAAACGAGAAATCGTTTCAACAGCAATCTGCTCAGTCGGTGGCATCACCAGAGACTGGCCAATGTTCAGGTTGTGCGTTTGCTCGCTCATGCCTGGACCGCTTGCTCCTGTGTGTTTCCAGCAACAGGCAGTGCTGCGTCACCTTTTTTAATTCTGTCCGCGATCACTTCCAATAGCTGATAGCAGGCATCGCCTGACGGGTCGTATTGAGTTTCCATCGCATCAGATAAACCACGCTGAGCCGCAACCAAGACCCGCAAGTCATCAGCACCACGTTGCAGCCATCCCATGCGAAAGGCCTCATCAATGGCCTGTCGATGTGTCAACTTGAGCTTTGATGACTGAGATGTGCTGCTCACTTGACAATCCTCCCGTCGTCGATGTCTGCATCAGCAGGGACGGAGCCGACCATGAAGCTGCTGCCAAGTGATGTGATGCGAAAGCTCAGTCGATCGAGTGAAAAGCTTTCGTGGCGATACTCACGATCGTCACGCTCTTCAGCCATGTCCTTGGCGACCAGATCGCGAAGCAGGCCGATGGCGTGATCATCATCAACGCGCCCAATGGCAGACGATCCACGCTGAATCATGTCGTTTAGGAAACGACCACCCACCCAGCCCTTTTCAGCGTTAGCGCGTGAAAGATGCAGACCGCGAAGGAAGCTGTGACGCATGCGAGCATCACGAGCACGCTGGGCATGTGCGAATTCACTCTCCGGCATAGTTGCCCCCCTTCGTGTTCATCTTGGCGTAGCACTGTGCGCATTCAACGCGGACATCGTCGACCTTATCAGTCAGCGAAACGACGTCGGCCTTGCTCGCGCAATTGGCCCGAACAAAATCTTTGATATCTGCCACCGTGTGAGCGAGCATGACTTTCACATCTCCGTCCGCACGATCAAGATTACGAAACTCATCATCCCCCCTAGACAAACGCTGCTTGACTTCATCGAGCATCTGCAAAACATTCTCAAGGCGAGCATCGAGCTTTTGCTCAACGCTGTTGATGCGTGTATCTACTAACGCTTCAGCTGACTTCTTGACTTCATCCTCAGCCCTCTCCAATCTGCGTTGTCTAATCCCTAGCACGAGTAAACCTATCCCTAAAATTAGGTTCCAGATCATCTGAGCTACTAAAGAAATCGATTCGTTATTCATGACTGGAATCTGGAATAAATAATTGAGAGTTAGTTCCAAAAGCAGGCGGCGGGGCAAGGAGAAAAACCCCGCCGCCATCGCGGAGGTGGGTTTCAATCAATCAGGCCAAGTTGCCGGGCGTGCTCATCCAACCGAGTGATCGCCTGGTCGTGGCGATTACGCACACGCTCACGCTGATCTGGCGTGAGGCCGTTGAACCAGCTGGCATAGATTGCTGATAAGTCATCAGCGTTTTCAAGGGTCGTAAGCAAAACTGCAAATGCGAGCTGGACGGCTGTTTCCATAGCGAAGATTCCTTGTTGATAGTTTCCACAGGAGAAAGAATCACACCGAAGTCAGCCAACAAGGCCCGGACTAAGCCAAGGCCAATTCGTGCTGACTCGATGTGCTGATCAAATGTTTCCGGGTCGGTATCTACTAAAGGACGAGCTGCAACGATCGCAGCAGCCACCGGACGGTATGCTTGATAGAACTCTGCAAACTGATCGTCGGTAATAATTCCATCTTCCGATGCTTTGATAGCTGCGTTGATAGTCACCGTACTAGCCGCTTCGAGACTATCAAGCGACTGCTGGCGAGATGAGCATCCGAAAAGTAGTCCGATTGATAGAATACCAAAGGCGATTAGTAGACCGTTTATAGATTGGCCACCGCCTTTAGTAGATTGATTAGTAGTTTCAGAGGCGTCTTTGATAGATTCATCTTGAACCTGTAAAGGCTTTATAGACTCAACCTTCCCCGCAATCGGCTGCCATGCCGACGTTGCACGTGCCTCATCCACCTTGCCTTCGGCTCGGATGTACCCGAAAGCGGTCAGCGTCATCAAGAGCAGAGCAGAAATGGACTGCGAGGCGGTGACGATGTCCGACTCGTGAGACGGGAACATCAGCACGATGATGGCGGTGATCTGAGCAAACAATGCGAGGAGGAACTTTCGAGACTTCAAACGCTGCGACAGAGGGATGGTTTCCATAGGGCTTCCTTGCGTAGGTGGGTTGGGTGTCAGGGATTCAGCGGATTCCGGGGCTTCCGGGGGTTCGGAGACGTTGATTGCTGGCTTGAGGATTTGGGGTTGTCCCCGGCGTTGCCCAGCTCGCCAGGGGATCACGCGCGCGATTCGCTCACCGAGGGAGGTCGAACGCTGCAGCGAGCGACGTCTCGATGGCTGGGCCGACTCGTCACGTTCACTTAGTAGCATCGAAGGAATGGGGCAGCCCTGCCCTGCGATCATGATGTCGCGGGCAGTCTGCAAATGGCGGAGGCTTAAGCTCGAATCCGGAGCGTGTTCTGTGGTGTGATGGTGGGTTTGGCTGGCCATCCGTGTCTCGCCACCTGACCGATCCTTCGATCAGGGCTTAAAGCAACAGAGGACGTGCGCACGGCAGCTGCGGACTCATTACGCAGGCTGTGCACACGCTCTCGGGCGTATAACATCGGAAGTAGGGCCACCACAACCCTCTAACTTGTTAGATGCATAATATAAAAATACAAAGCGATGTCAAGAAAAATGTTTGCATTGGCCAAGTGACTGGCTAGCCTTCAAGTATACGTTCGTATTCTGTAAGCAAGGAGAGATTGATGTTACAGTTTTCCGTGGGAAGCAGCCCTTGGCATGTCCAGCTATTTGATTCTTATGTGATCCATGATCGTGCTCCAGGTCGCTGTCTTGGCTTATGCGATTCAGATAGAAATTGGATCGGCATCAGCAAGCTCAAACCTTTTGAAGATCGAATGAAAATCTTCTGGCACGAGCTAGCGCACGCATGGATCACGGAATTTCATCCCATACCACGCAACGAACGCCCGCACGTCTTTACAGAAGAAACCACCTGCAATCTCGTCGCCATGGGCCAATCACTATTGAACATGGAAGACTTGCTGCGAATAAAGGCTTACCTTCAAATGGGCGTCAAACCAAGTGGGCTCCTGACTTATCGATTACTGCCTATTTTTGAATTCTCCCAGAAATAAAATTGAGTATGACAATCAATATATTCCTTACGCTTTCTCATCACTTGAGATCGATTTCGCTGTACCGATGTGTAAGCAAGCCATGGCTCCTAGTACAAGTCCCGCAAGTAAGGTGGCATGCGCAGCGACAAACCACACAACAGCAATCAAACGCCTAACCTCAAAAACTACCTGGTCTCCAGAGTCGTGGTAAAAGCTTCTATATTGAGGAACTTCACCATATTGATTTAAAGCAATAATCAACCCAACAAAACCCAGCAAAACCAGCATAGAAGCAAGCAACAAAACACCCCCTAAAAAACCAAAGTTGATCTTAAAATCTGGCTTTCTAAATGACCAATCCCAACGAATCGGAGTCAACCTCTCCTCTTCTACTTTGGTGGTTTCGCCCACCAGCAGGCCGAGCTTGTTCAACTTGTTGGCGGCAACATTCTCATCAGGAGCTTCTACCCGTCTGACTTGTTCTTTGCCATCTTGCGGGTTAACGCACTTGACATCCCAATAAGGCATATTTCATTCCCGGTAATAACTATTCTGTCTCAGCATCATCAACAATCGCATGAGGTTTTTCGGCCATCTTGGCCATAATCAATGAAGCGATCTCTTGGGTATGTTCTCTTGGATAAATGTCTAAAACCGCCACTTGCACATATTCTGGCTGTTCCGTGAACCACATATAGATACGCGAAGCCATCTCTTGGTTTGACATCCCATACCTCTCAACAGCGGCATCCATCGCATCTTTGGCTTGCTCGCTGACCTTGATCCTTAGGTCTTTCCAGTCTTGCTTCTGTTTCATTCTGTCATCATCTCGCCACTCTCTAGCGACATCCAGTGATAATTTATAGACAACTGTTGACAATTGTCGATTAGCATGTATAGTGACAATTGTCGAACAAAAGAGACGTCATGCCTCACGCGAAAACTCCAAGTTGCCAACTCCGCATCAGGCCAACCGATCGGATCCGAATTGATGAGCACACCAAGCGTTTTCGCATGAAGAAAACTGATTTCATAAGCGCGCTCCTTGATCACTATGAAGGTCTTTCGGATTCGCAAAGAAGAACTGTTCTTGAGAACAAAACGATGACACCACCTTCACGCAGACGTTCTGCGTGATGACAACAAGACCTGCGGACTCAGGGTTAGCGCCCCCGCAGGTCATTGAGAGCGAAAGCTCTCCCCTCCCCCCGGAAGCGGGCTCGCTGGCTAAGGCCAGCGGGTCCCGTTTAGGCAAGGCAAAACACCTTGCATGTTCGAGACCTTGAAGTAGCGAACCTATGCCAAATCGTCCGACCCCAATTTCATCATCATCTGGCACCAACCTTCGAGTTGCTTTGCCAGGAATTGTGGCGGCCGCATGGAGGCAGCTTCCACGCTGTTTACGAATTCTCCGCAGGTCAAAGCACGACGCATGTGCATCTGAACAATCGCATCGCCGTAGTTCAGCCAGCGGTATTCCCCAGCGTAGCGATGCACGACTGCCAGCACACGTCGCTGTCGCCAGAGCCATGAAAGAGATTCGGGAATCCCCTCCCAATCTCGAATCATTATCTGATCTAGCTCGTGTTCCGCAGCTGGTACTCCGTCGTGCGATTCGGGTTCTATCTGAATACGCAGAGCAGATATCCAAGCGCGACGACGTACTGTATTCGTTACCCATGGCCAGTGGGCCCTGCGCATGTCCTGCATCCAGTAATAGCTCATACCCCAAAACAATATCAAAACCAAAAAAACCACGCCGGTCGGCTAAGGCTCTCACATTCGAACAGTTCATGAGCGGCGTAGGTTTTCTCTCAGCGTTCGAAGGTGCCAGCTCCAACCTAGAGCGTGGTAATAAAGGGTCTTGGGTGGTAGGTGAATATGCATCTGTGTTCCACTGTAGACCCATCCTGGGATGGGTCGCATTAGAGACAGAATCAGCTCGTGGCCCAGCCAAGCACTTTCCTGAATCATGCAGGCCACGTCCAGCAGAAACACTTTCATTGTTTGACTTGATTTGGCTGCCCATCTCACGAAGAGCAGCAGGCGGGTATATCGCAAATGCGCTATCTCGTAGGTCGGTGGAAGGAATGCTTCGGGAAGAGCTTGAGTCTGCTTTGCTGGCGTCAGTGCCGTCTGGATCACATGTTGCCACATGGCTGCCTGAGCTTCTGGATGCATTTTTCGCCAGCGATCCACAGTCATGTAGTGACGCAGATGAAACGGGTCGAGTGGCTCGTTCATGGTCGCAGTGTAACGCGAAAAACGAGCACTTGGAATTACCTGCCCAAAGCTTGATAGGCACCCCGAGCTTGACACGGACGAGCTCGGCCGAAGGGGCGGGAAGGGACTCAAGAGCTTCAACGCTCCGTCCCACGGCCCGGAGTTGATGCAGGCCCTTGCATCGCTCCGGGGGGTTACTCAAAGGCATGTCGGATGTCATGTCTTGTTTATAGATCGCACCGTTAGCGCAAGGAGGCGCTCAGATGCAAGAAAAGTCTCAGATTGACGAATTGCCGATGAGCGTTGAAATACTTTCCGATCTTGTGGACGAGGGAGCCATCACCAGGCAAGAGATCGCTGACCTGCTGAACATGAGTGTTCACTCAAGTCGGCCATACACCGCCTTTCGAGAGCTCAGGTACTCGCAGCTTCGAGCGATCTTTAGACGCGCTCGATCATCGCGTGTTCGAGAAGCCTTCATTGATGACTTATGTGCAGGCACAGACCAAGCTACCACACCCATTAGTCAAGACCTCGATGTCGATGGTGATGGCGATGTCGATCTTGATGACCTGCTTGCCAGCTGCATCCAAAGCGTGAAAGACGCTTCGAGCGCGATGACTGCAATCCATGCCGCGTGCATGCGGCGCAAGTCAACAACGCTCACACCTGGTGAGGCACTGGACCTACTCGCAGCGACAAGCCAGATCGTCAGCGATGCAGTCACCACCAAAACAATCATCGGGCTTCTGACCGCAGAGCGCAAGCCTGCCAAGCAAGCCATCAGAAACGCAAGGGGGCAACGATGACTCATCTGATGAGCGTTCGACATCACATGGAAATGATTCGACGTCGGTCCAACGCCAAAGCCCTGGCCGAGGATGCAACCAAGACCGATGTCAGGCACCGCGAAAAGCTCGCAGTGATCTGGTCGGCTGAGCATCCAGGCGAATCATTCACCGCACCGATCCCTGGTTACCTCGGCAAACTCTTGGAGGGTCACCCATGCCAAAACTAACCATCGAGCCAGTCTGTGAAGTCAGCCACGAAGAGTACGTCACGCACTATCTCGGCAACGACACGAAAGCCAAAGCCACGTCCGCGCGTGGAGCGGTTTGCCCAGTCTGCGACACCAAGGTTGCACCGGGATCGATTGTCAGTGATCGCGAGAGTCAGTGGATGTCTGAGCACAAGTGCTTCGGCATGATGCGCCAGTTCTATTGTCCGCACTGTCACCACATCGTGACGTGGGTCGAACAAGTTGACGAGGCAGGCAATCTCACAGGACTCACGATTAGCGGGCCTGGCTATCTGCGATCGAAATCCGCGATCTCGGCCTTCCTCCGCAAACATCCGGAAGCGACGGGGGTCTTGCAACGATGAACAAGGTGCGGTTCCTGGTGTCGACCCTTGGCTGGATCATCGCCTGTTGGCGAGACCGCGATCGTCATCCCGAATTCTGCGAACGACAAGGTTGGTAGTTTTGACTCAAGTAGCTTCACAATTCGTTCAGCCCAATGCTGCTTCGCCGCCTGACTTCACCAGGCTGATCGAACTCGGCGAAGCTGCCGCTGCCATGAGCATGAACGAAGGTAGCCTGCGCCGCAAATGTGCTGAGCAGTGGCAACCACAAGGTCTTGCTTGGCGTCTCAAAGACCCTTCAAGCGGTCGTGAAAAATGGTACATTTTTCGCGATGCCGATCGACGCTTGACCGCCGGTGGGATTGGCGAGCTTCATCAGGAGCATCGTGTCGATCTTTCTGGATTGTCTCGCAAGCAGCTCACCGAAGCCATGCAGCGAAAATACGCTGTCGAAAAATTCCTTAATGCGATCGCCAACAGACCAGGCAAAGTTGCCGACTGGATCGATCAGCTGATTGATGAGTTGTCGCAAGACAAGCGTGCTCCCGAGCGCATCAGCCGCAGCCGCCTCTATGCCTGGCGAAAATCTTACCAACGTGGTGGCGACATCATGTCTCTGGTCGACCAGCGTGGAGGCGATCAAAAGTCTGTAGGTGACCCGACCTGCTGGAAGTACTTCACGAGGCTTTATCTCGACCCAAAGCAGCCGTCTGTCAAATGGTGCTGGGAACAGACTCGATCCTACGCCAAACGCCAGGGCATGTCATGGGGAGGATACGACGCATGTCGCAAACAGCTGAATGATCGGATCCCGCCTGAGCAGCAGACGGCGATTCGAGACCCCAAGGCTTGGAGGGACCAGCTGGCACCACGTATCGATCAGGACCCCGAAGCCTGGGGGGCAGGAACCCGATGGGATGGCGACCATGCGCAGTTGGATTTCTGGTGCCGCATGCCTGATGGCCGCGTCATACGCCCATGGATCACTGCATGGAAAGACTGGCGGTCACGTCGCATCGTGGGCTGGATTCTTAGTGACGCACCCAATAGCTCAACGATCCTGGCTGCGTTTAGAAAAGCGGTTCGGGATCCACGCAACCTCACCCTACCCGACGAAGTTCGCATCGATAACGGCAAGGATTACGACTGCTACATTTTTCACGGGCAAACCAAAACTCAGCGACTCAAAAAGATCAAACTAGATCAAGATGAAGCACACTTCGGCGGCATCTACAAGCTCCTTGAAATAGAAGCACACTTTAGCATCCCACACAACCCAACTGGTAAGAGTCGAATCGAACGATGGTTCGGCACACTGCATGATCGCTTCGATCGAACGTGGGACACCTATTGCGGCCGATCAGCAGATCATCGGCCCGAAGGTTTAAACAAACTGCTTCGAGATCCATCCAAAGCACCAAGCTTTGAAACAGTTCAACGCGAGATCACCGCTTATATCGATAAATGGAATGCATCAGCTGACCATCACGTTGATGATTTGATTGTTGATGCTGTGAAGATTTCGCCTGATGATTTCCTTGAGCGTTTTTGTGATCGCAGACGCACGCCACCTGATCCTGCAGTACTTGATCTCATGGATCAGCACTGGCACAAACCTGTGCGCGTTGGCAAGCAGGGCATCACCATCAACCCATACGGTGTCCGGGTGAGCTATGGTGCTTTTGATCCAGCTCTCATGCCATACAAAGCACTCAAGGCCAAGGATCGTCCACACGTATTGGTGAGCTTTGATCCAGATGATCCTGGACAGATTCGAGTCTACGACACCAAGTTCCGATACATCTGCACCGCCACCGAAAATGAAAAAGGTGGCGCTCGTGGAACCGATCGTCGCCAAGCCGGACGACTCATCAAGCAGCAACGCGAATACAGGAGTTCGCTCAAAGTTACGAAGAAGCTTGCCATGGTCGACGTGCTGTCACCAGCGCAGCTGATGGAAGAGAACGCCGCCGAGGCCTTGAAAGATGCCCACACGTTACCTCCTGACAACACGCCGCACAGCATGCGTTTACCTGTCACTCACGAGGCGTTTGAAGAGGCCGCAAAGGCCATTCAAAAAGATGAGCTACGGCGTGCTGCAGGTGCCGAAACGATGGCATCGCAAACCACCGACGAAAACAGTATCGATTGGGATACCAAGATCAGTCAGCAACGTGATCAGGACAGTTGTCTTGGTGCAATCAGTGACTTCGCCGACGCAGGCGACGACATCGATTCAATGAATTTCAGTTTGCAAGACTTCGGTGCGATGGTCGCACCGAACGACACGGATGTCTTCAACGCCACCAGTGACGAATCGGAAGGCCCGGACGCCGACGATGAGCCCCATGTATTGGAGTTGATATGAGTGACATCCTTAAACGCTTCGCCGAAGATGCACGGAGGCTCCACGTGGCGCAGAAGCTCCCCCCACCGCCCGAACCTGTTCCTTATGACAAGGCACGATTGGTCGCCGAAGACTTTGATCGACTGTTGACCCTCAGCGGCCTATCCAGAACCGACGTGGCACGAAGGATGGGCAAGGGTTATTCGGGAGCCACAATCTCGACATGGTCGAAAGCTGCGATCGATGAAGAACACTTCGAACGCTTCAAGGGCGACTTCGACAAGATCACCCGAGGCATCAACTCATGGATGGAAACATTCGTTCGTGAGCACACAGCTCCGAAGACCAATGACTTTGTCGACATCCATGTCGCCAAGAACATGATGGCCGTCATCCATGCCGCCATGACGCACCGAGCGATGGGCGTGATCTGCTCGGATTCAGGGCGTGGCAAGACGATGACGTTCAAGGCCGCTGCGCAAACTTACCCAGGCACAATCTACCTTCGGATCATCGCCAGCACACGAACTCCTCAAGGGCTTGCACAGCAGCTGAGGCACTCGATGCAGCTTGGGGGGTCAAAAACACTACGAGACATTCAATTCCGACTGATTGATACGCTCACGGGTTCTTCTCGACTGATGCTGATTGATGAAGGTCATCAGCTCCAGCCTGCCGCTTTGGAATTCCTCCGTGACCTGCACGACGACTGTGGCATTCCGATCGTGCTCGGTGGCACGCGAGAGATTGAGGACCATGTGAGCGATCCATCGATTTTCTTCGGTCAGCTCGAAAGCCGAATCGTTGCGCGTTACGACGTCAACCAGCATGTGCGAAAGCACTCGACCGACCACGATCCTGCTCGGATGATCCACACACCTGAAGAGCTTCAGAGGATCTTCGCCAACGATCAAATTCGATTCACAGGCGATGGCCTTTCCGCACTCACTCGAATCGCCAACCTCGAAGGCTTTGGCGGGCTTCGCCTGGCGAAGCAGGTGGCGGTGGCTGCTGCAAGCATCGCCAAGGACATCGCCATTGACGGCAAGCTGGTTCTCAAGGTGCTTCGTGAACTACATGGACGCGCACGAGCGATCGATCGAATCGAACGCGCACTGGACAACAGCAAACTCAAGATTGCATGAGGCAAGCATGGCACTCGCAGGGACGCGAAACAATATCGATCGAGATGCAATCATCGCCGAGCTTCGGAGGATCTCCGTCGAGCACGAAGGCGTGCGCTATGTGCGTCAGATTGATGCTGCACGGTGCATGGGTGTTCACATAAATAACTTCATCTATTGGACAAAGCGTGGTTATCTAAAACCACTGCGGCTTGAGGTGGGTAGAAGATTTTTCAAGCGAGAGAACGGCCGTGTCGTCAAGGGTGGTGCGCCTACTGGTTACATCACGCTGCATCGTCTTGAATTTCTAGAGCGTCGCCTGCATCGCCTTCGTCAATACAAAAAATGGACCTCTATTGAAATCGATGAACTCAAAGAGCTTTACTCAAGCGCGAAGAACATCGAACAGATTGCTATTGCGCTTGATCGATCAGTCACATCCATCCAAACCATGGCCCAAAAGCTGGGAATCACGGCTGAGAACTCACTCGCGTTGGATCGGTGCCAGACATTCGCCAAGCTCATCAATCGTTCCTATAAAACGGTCTATCGATTTTGTCGTGAACTAGAGATGCCTCACATAAATGTCAAAACGACAAATGATCGCAAGAACAAGCGAGCACACATTTTCATCGATCGACGAAAAGCAGCACACTGGCTGATCAACCAAGAATCAATCTTTGCTCGGCTTGATCCTTCTGTCCAGCAACGGCTTCGACAGATCTCAGATTCAAAACAAAAACAGGGGAATATATGAACCTATCAAATCGTCAGATTCAGTTGCTATGCGCAATCGCGGATTCACCGCGAGGTGTGATCAAACCATCAGAATTCCCACCGGGTTGTGATCTTCACACCGTCGAATCACTGTGCGAGCGTGGCCTGGCTCAACTCACCCCACACGATGAGCTGCCCCAGTCATATTGGCCACTGCGCATCACATCGGCCGGTGACCAAGCCCTTGCTGAAACGCTTCGCCCAGAGGAGGTTTTCTGATGGCTTGGAGCAATCTACAAAAGTCTCTACTCATGCAAGCTTGCAAAGCTGTGAAGGTCAGCGATGAACAGCGCAAGATGATCATGAGTCGGCTTGATAACGCTCGTGACAAACACGGCCGCATCACCGCTACGTCACCCAAACTTAATAACGGTGATTACGAATACGTCATGGCCGTGCTTGAGCGAATGATGCCTTACCCGCATCAACTGCCACTGCGGCACAAGGATTCGGGCAAGTGTCGATGGCCGGGCGGTTACTGGCAAGACCAGATGGCACGCGAACTCGATCGCATGCGCGTGATTGCGATCAAGCGTGTTGCACTGCTTTCGAACACGGGCCTCGAAAAGTACCAGGACAAGCAGGCGAGCATGAAACGGTTCATCACGTGGATGACCAAAAACCGTGAGGAAAGTCAGACCGATGACCTCATGGTTCTCGATTACACCTGGCTTCAAAAGGTGTTGAATGGGCTTTCATCGGCCTGCCGAAGGCACCACATCAACCCATACATCGCCAGTGAGGGATCAAACCCTCTGAACTCGGCCGAGCGCGAAACAATCGCCCAAATGCTTGGCGTCGACCCAGACAAGCTGCCTGATGGTCCGGGGCGGAGCGTCTGAAGGAACAACACTAGGAATCCAAAAAATGAAAACTGAAACCGCCCTCCAACAGGTGCTCACAGAATTCAATCGCATTCATCAAGACGGTGACGAATCGGAGCAATTCTCATCCAAGCATGAAGTACTTGGCCATCTTGAAATGTCGTTGAGAGTACTCAAAGACAAAATTCAATATGACCACAAACCAACAGACCTTCGCGCTTCGTACAAGCACATCGCTGCAGAGGCGTTCAAAGCGATGGTCGATCTTACGTGATCAAAAGGAGCGATCGCCATGACAACCAAAGACGGTCATGACATCAAGCCAGGCATGGAAGTTTGGGTCTTCGATGACATCGAGCGCAGGCTTTGTCGCTATCGAATCATTGGCGAAATGACTGACGATTCCATTGGCTACCCAATCGAGCCATTGAGTGACGGACGCCTGCGTTGGGCTAACGAAGATGAAATTTACGCCGAGGACCCGATCCAGGCATTGATCTGATCCCGCCACCAGGACAAGGAAGTCCCATGCTTTGCCTCACCATCAAACCCAACGGCGAACAAGTGCTCCTTCGTGACAAGCGAACGGGAGAGGCTGTCGCCATCGTCCGCCTGCTCAAGATTCGACCTGACGGTCAGATCACACTCGGGTTCGAGGCCGATCAGCAAATTCAAATCAACCGCATTCCTCCATCACAACCCAAGAGCAAGGACGCAGCATGAACACTCGCATCAAACAATTCGTCGACGGCCAACGAGACACACTCATTCTCAAAGGTGATTGCAGAGATCTCGCTCGTGACCTGCCCGAAGGCATCGCCGACGCTTGCATCTGTGATCCACCCTATGGCATCAGATGGTGCGGCAAGGAAAACAAGCAGAAGGCCATCGCCAATGATGCCACTGCCTTCATCTGGTTTTTGGATGATGCTTTTCGGATACTCAAAGACACTGCGACGCTGGCCTGCTTCTGCTCTTGGCGAACTCAAGAAGATTTTAGAAGGTCGATCGAGATTGCAGGATTCAAGATTCGCAGCCATGTGATCTGGGATCGCAAACGTCGGGCGATGGCCACGCACACCAACTTCGCCATGCAACACGATGTGATCTGGTTTGCGACCAAGGGACGTTTCCGCTTTCCCAACGGTGTTCCCGCTTCGGTGCTTTCACACACCAACATCCCACCCACCCAACGTCTTCACACCACCGAGAAACCCGCCGGACTGATGCAGGACCTTGTGCGCTACCTCACGCCTGATGATGGCGTGGTCTATGACCCATGCATGGGCAGTGGATCAACGGGCGATGCAGCGCTTGCAACGGGTCGGCGATTCATCGGCCTTGAACTTGACCAGGACAACTTCAATATCGCCAGGACTCGGCTTCGCAGCCATGATCCCAAAGCATGCCTGGCTACTCCACCACACGCATTCGTCGAGGAGGATTTGCATGTCGCGGCTTGATCATCTGACTGACCAGGACATCGACTACATGGTCGGCGTCGTTGACGCCTACCGAGATATTTGCCAGACCCACCTGGATGATCTGGTTTCAGAAGGCATTCCCTCGGGAACAACCGACCGCCGTCAAACCCTTGAAAGCGCAGTCATCAATGCCAGCAAACTGCTCAACAAACTCTCGCACAAGGAGGTGCCAGATGCAGGACGCCAACCCACGGAAGTCAACGAAGCAACGTAA